TTAAAACCTTTGGACCAAGAATCTTGATCAAGGTCTATTTCTAGAAGCGGTGTAAATACGTTTAATGCTTCCTCAAAGCTTGAAGATCTTCTTGTTTTAAAATATGCTTGTGTTGCGTAGCTAGTTCCTAATTGAAGAACATTACCAACTACATCGTTAAATGTTCCGCCATTAGGAAGAATAAAATGCTGCTCTCTAACTGTTTCAACAGGGTTATTATGGCCATCAAGATTACCATTAAATTCTGATAAATATTTATCAAAGTTGTCATTAAGGTTCTCCGGCTTTGCTGCTTGAAGATCATTTATTGGAATTTGTGTAAATGATTTTGCCATCTTATCTCCGTTAGTACGGCTGACCGCTGTTTCCGCGGGCCTTTTGATTTAGTGGTTGCTGATCGTTTGAATCGTAGTTTATATTAAAGCTTAGAAGATGCATTGGATATGTAGACTTAAGCCTAAATCTAAAGTTGTCAACTAAGTTGGTATTTACGTCCCAACGTATCCTTATAATTCTGTAATCTTTTAGTGCTGATTTACCAATAGTAAATGGTACTTTTGTTACGGATGGCGTAGCTGGACCAAAAACAGGATCCTCAGAGGTCGTAAAAAGCGTTTCGCTCTTTGCTGGCTTCTGCGATGGCGCTGCATACCAAAGCGAATCATAATCTTTGCTCCAATCTAAGTCAATGGCGTAGTCACCAAAGCTTAATATTTCAACATCTACGTTAAAAACACGATGTTTAATACTGTTGTCTCCAAAATCTATCCAGCCACTTTCCCAAATATTTTGTGGCAAATCTATTTTGGTTGCCGTGTATGTCCAGATCTGGTTAGTAAAAGAAGCAACCAAAGTATTTCCCCAGTAGTTAGCTCCAGACCAAACGTGAAGACCGACGAGCGTTCCTCTTGCTCCATTTGTTAATGGGTTACTTGCTCCTCCAAGTAAAGTCCTCCATCTTGGTCTTGTTCCCAAAAGAATGTTTCCATCAGGATCAGCAGCCATCGCTGTAAATGCAAATCTGTTAGTCTTTGTTTTTACTTCCGCGTGTCGCAGTGACCATGTTCCGTCAAGCGTATGAATGACAGCACCTCTTGTCGGTATTTTAGAACCTTTCTCTGGATAATGGCACCAGTATTCTTTTTCTTTTGTCGAATATACAGAAGTTGCTCTGCTTATTGCAGCAGTAGAAATTCTAGAAACTTCTTTAGAGATTGGCGTGCTGATCTTCTCTACCGATATGGTAGAACCACCGTCTAGACCGCCTGTGATGGCATAGAAGCCGTCGTCAGTGAGGAAGACGACACCGAGCCCAGGTACAAGCTGGATGCTGTCAGAGGCCCTTGTACCTATGTTCGGAGAAACGGGGCTTATTGAGAAGCTTCCACCGTTGGTTCTAATTACTTCAATCGAAGATTCTCTAAAAACTAACAAGTTATTGTAATAGGCGTAAAGTTTTGTAATTGCGCCGCCGGTTCCGTTGCCTAGTTCAAATGTATTAAAAACAGGAAACTGCTCTGGTAAACTTGCTTCAGAATAGATTATTCTAACTGGATGCGTAACACCTCCAGCTAACCAAATTCTATTATTCCAGGTTGCGCCGAAGTGATACAAGCTATCAATAGTTGATGATGCGCTAAGTTCCGCTTGATTTGTTAAAGCGTTATCAGAAACAATATCAATAAATTCTTCAGAGCTGTTATCATTAATCTGTTTAACAAAGTAGTAAATGCCTTCTTGAGCAGAAGTTTGGTTACCTAGTCTTTGATTTTTTGTTCTGTAAATTCTTCTAGCTACACAACCTTTTGGTCCGATTGGAATGTCGTTAACAAAAATACCAAATCTTCTTTCGGCATTAGCATCTGATGGTATAGTCCATGTAACGAAGGCTGGAGCAGACATAGGGCTCTCTGATCCGCTATCCATAATAAATGTCATTCTATAGCTGTAAACGCTTGTATCTCCTTGACTTCTATCACCTAAACCAGCAGGCACGGTTTGAAAGTTAGGGAAAGCAGTACCGGTTGTTAGCTCGCCAGCCGTAGGAAGCTCAAGATAATTTGGCTGTATAGGAAGCAATTCAATTGGTGGTGTTGGAAGTAAGAACGAATAATCTCTTATAATGTTGTCGCCATAAAACCATATTGGTTTATCAACGCCGTTGATTATTAAGAGCCTATTTCCAAAGGGGATAAACTGTGTGCCGACCTCGTTTGCTCTAGGGATATGTCTGTTTGAATCCAACAAAACAACATTCCTTCTCCAGTCGGTAGAGACAGAGCTGCCTTTATTGCCCCAAATGTAATAAAGATAACCGCCCTGTTCGGCAAGTATATAAACTTGATTTGCGCTCTGCTTTGTCCAGACGAAAAGAGAATCAAACTTTTCGCCAAGAAGAGCCTGCTGCACGTTAGTTATAATTTCGCCGCTTACATTAAAGCTTGGGCTTTGATCCCACCAAGGCTCTATACCGCGATCACAAAGCCATCCTTCTGTTGGATGTTTTCTAAAATTTATTATATCTTCGGCTGTGCCAAGAGGAGCTTTGATCGCTTGGTTTACGCCAGCAGCTTTATTAAATTTTACTGAAATGTTTTTAACAGCCATTAGGATAACTTCCTTAATGAATTGACATCATAACGCATTCTAGAATCCCAACCACCAAGCACGAATTGGCCTCGGACCATCATACTATCAATGTGGTTTACATAACGTCTTTCTAGACCTTTTATTTCTTTATCAAAGCGACCTCTATAAAGATTTGCGTTATTCATGTTTCCAAGTTTATCGTAGAGCGTTTCAAGAACTTTATAGCTAATAAGCTGATGGAATTCATTTGGAAGCTCTGGAGAATCTGTCTGCAATCCTAGGGCCTGTGGCTTGTAGTAGTATCGAGCAACACCTTCTCTCAAGTATTGAAGATTTACTTTAGAATAATCTACGGTTGCAGCTTGTTCCAAGATTCTGCTATCCCAAGCATCTACGCGGGGATAAGGTCTTATCTTGAGATGCTGACCATCATATTCGATATATCGTTTATTTCCGTTATCAATTTGGTTTAAATGTGTTATTGTTACGGTAGACAACGTATCTTCAACCGTTACTGGAGAAAGATAATTTGAGGCATTTCTTGTAGCTCCGCCTTGATTGAAAAACTTCCAGATAGGAAGACCGAGGCGCTCACCTGTTGCTCTGTTGAAATTCGCATTCCAGAAAACTACTTTTCTGTAGCCTTCCCACTGTGTAGCTGACCTGTCTTTTGTTTGAAAAGTGTCTGCAATAATTTCTTGGTCATCCCATGAAAGAAATTTTATTGCCAAAGAATAAGAGGTACCTTCTTGTGCTGTAGCAAAAGAAATGGTTTCTGGTTTAGAAAGAGGGCCTACAAGACCATCCTTAACAAATGCCCAGCATACTTCTAGCGAGGTCGTTCCTAAAAATCCAGCAGTTCCAGGGATTGATGTTGCTTGTAAGCTTAATTTTTCTCCACTTGGTATATTTTGTGATTCTGACCAGATGTAAGCTTCTGCATAAGTCGCCGTGTAATCCATTCTAAGATCAAGCTCTTCGTCACGTCTTGGCATTAGACCGATTATCTTTCCATAGGGAGGAAATCTTCCGGTGCCTCCGCTTGAATTTGGAACGTCTCTATGTCCGAGGCTTAGCAATTCAATACAATCTTCTGGCAAAGAATAAAATCTTTTTTTAATTCGCCAAGAAACATCGTCAGTATTTGTGTCACCAAGAAATTGGCGAGATAAAAGTATTTGACTTGTGCTAACTACTTTAGAAATTGTGTATTCATAATTTTGTATTTCGATTGGCTGACCTTCCCACAGGTCTGGAAGCAACCTATCCATTGCTCCTGAAAAAATTACTTGTCTGCTTCCTTTTGTAACATTTGCATTTATATCTGTGCCTCCTGGATTTTCTCTAGCTGGAAGCATATCTGGATGGAAACGGAAATAGTATTCTTTAAAACCAAATACCCAGCGTCTCATGGTCCAAATGGTGTAGTACGCATCGTTGATTAGATCATCGAGCTGATCGTTATATGCGGCTAATTGTGGCGAATAATCGCTGATGTTTTTTATCTTCTCTTTTATCGCGGTTAAGTTAGCCATTTAGTCTCCGTTAATATAATCTCTAGCGTTTCTTTGTCTTCGTCTATAAAGTAAGGATGCCAGTCTTTTATCGCATCGTAGAGCGGTTCTCTAGCGGCATATTTTAGCATCAGATAGTTTACAAAATCTTCTGAGCTCTTCTCAGCTTTCGCTTCTTTTAAGGCAACCAACAATGACAAGTAGGTATGATGCATGGAACACCGCCTATACTTATACGAATAAGTCAAGCTAAAAAAACTAAGGCCCGGCAGAGCCGAGCCATAGAATCTTTAGATTTTTATTTTTTAGAATACTTTGTAGATAAGTGCTTTAACCTGACCAGCCTTTGTTGCGGCAGTTGCTTCGAGAGCAACACCAACACAGGGGTAAAGGTCAGAAGCAATTCTCTTGGCAACGAATCCTGCGGTTGTACCAGAGCCAGTTGCTGATACTGAGAGAGCATCACCAGCGGCGATACCTGCATCAGCATTTACAAAGGTTACGCCGCATAGAAGACATTCAACTTTGCCCTGATCTACAGCTGAATTTAGAGCAACACCAACTACACCAAGTGTAGTAGCACCGCTTAGGTCAGCAGGAACAACAAACAAAGTTTTCAAGTCGTCAGCTTTGCTTAGGTCGAAGCTAAGAAGCTCTGCTTCAGCAATAGCTCCTGAAGCTATGAAGGTTTCAACCTGTCGTCTGTTTGATACGTTTGGGGTAGCAACAGTGCTATATGAGCCAGGTACAGTTTTTGAAGATTCTAAAGCTGTTGAATCTAGTTTTTGAATAAGTGTTGAAGTAGCCATTTTTTATTTCTCCTTTTTTAAATTGTTAGATTAAGATTACTGTAAGTTTACACCGACGCCCTGGCCGCCGAGGAAGTCTGCAACTAGCTGGCACTTAACGTACAGGTTAGCTGATCTTGCGGTGGTACCAGAGATGTGTTCAAAAGGAGAAACAGAGAAATCGCCTTCGCTGTGGAATACGAGCTTGATGCCCTGGTAGTTTAGCATGTAAACGTCCAAGGTTTCTCCAACAACGCCAGTTCCGAAGCCCATTTCTGGATCTTGTTCAGCTAGAGCGCCGTTGAAGGCGAGGCCCATTCTTCCGCCGTCAAGTGTTTTGGTATCGATAAATCTCTGGATATCGAAGAGCTCTTTTCTGTATCTAGCCAAAGTTTTGTTAGCCATTATAACGTGGCTTACATCTCCCATTGGGGCAACGCTGTTACCGTCAATGTAGAGGTTGTAGAGGTTGGTCATAAAGTCAGCAGTAACAGCACCGTTTGAGAACTGGTTTAGCCAACCTGG